ATAATTTTCCTGCTTGTTGTGTCAACTGACCACGATCGAGCGTAGTTTTACTAGCAGTTGTTACACCTGGTACAGTACCAGGAGGAACGAGAGATGCTGCTGCTTTATTCAAACCAGATAAAGCTAGCGCTGCGCCACCAAGTTTGGCTATTGATTTTGTCAATATCCTGAGTGTTCCACCTGGTTTTAGCAACAACGCTAATGTACCAAACGTGATAGCCATATCATCGATATTCTTCAGAAAAGCATCTTCATCCCAATCACCTCTTAAGAATGCATTAAATCCTGTCATAGCATTATCGAAGGTGTCATTGATCCAGAAGATCGTATCATCTAATGTTGGTAATAAGCCTTCGACACCAAATGTCTTATCGAACCATGTACCAAGTTTTGTCCATCCTGTTTCGAATGATTCAGCTAATGTTTCGAGATGTTGTTTAGTTGCATTGATATTATCTTCGGTAGCTAAAGCACCACCAAGTAAACCTACCACACCAAGTCTTTTACCAAATATACGTAAGATACCATAACCAGTGAGTCCACGACCAACAGCATCACTGATTTCATCGCTGAATCCTTGTGATCTTATGTATTCAGCTACTGCATCTGCCATGATATAAGCTAAGCCACCTCGAACAAGGCCACCCAATAATCCACGACCTAAGATTGCTCCCATTCCTGGTAAACCAAGTCCCATAAGGAAGCCTTCGCCTTGACTTTTGATTCCAGCTAATCTACTCCCACCGGCACTAGATTTTGCCCGTGTCTTTGCGGCTCTTGCTTCTGCTTCTGTCTCGAGAGCATCAGTTTCATCACTCGCTACATTCACTAAGAACTGCGAAAAGTTCTTATTCAGAGCTTGCATAGAAGTAGCTGTTTTATCTAGAGAATCACCTTGATTGAGCAGTACTTTATTCTGCTCTAATAAGGTATCACTGATTTTAGCTAGAGTACTCATCTTTATCCTCGCATTTGCTGTTGGGCCTGCTGTTCTTTCTCTTTCAAATAATCAATTAACATAATGACATAAATCTCCCTCTCCCACGGCATCATTTGCTCGAGCTCGACTAGAGAATATTGAAAATTTTGTATTAGTTGAAAATTTGTTCTATAATAGTTCTCTAGCGAATCGTGAGAGAGGTTTATTAGAAAAAATCCTCAAGCCCTTTCAACTTTCTTTCGTTATGGTGATTACATTCTTCACAATCAAAACTAATATCAAGTTCGATAGTAGGAATTCCTTCAAGGTAATCGGTAATCTTCGTAAACTGTTCTGTAGTCAAAGCATCGATAAAAGCTTTTACTTCTTCGATTGGCTCATCACTAATCTTTGTCATTTCTTCATCATCTTGCACAGTATCTAAGCATGTAGCTATTAGATTCATCATGATTTCTGTAGTTGAAGCATCATCTTTGATCGTGTTATTCATTAGATATTCATAACTCGGATGTTTCATAGTAATATTAATCGTATCGGTTAGAGGAACAACATTCGAACGAATCTCTCCTTTCACCTCAATATTATCTAAATTGACCTTCACGGCATTATCATGAGCACATTCTGCACATGAAATATTTAGCTCTGACGTTTCTCCAACTGATTTTGTCCGAATCATAGTAAAGATATAATCTACGTCATAAGTGGTTAATGATGTAACGTCAATGTCTTCAACGCATGCATTAATCGTATCTGTGATCGCCCGTAAGATAGCTTTCTTATCTTGTGATTCACTTGCCATCATTAAGACCTTTTGTTCCTTTACTAGGAATGGTCTATATAAAGCCGATTTTTGTGTTGAGGGAATAACCAATTCATACTTTGGTGTATCATTCAATCTTGGTAGTGCCATTTATATATCTCCTAATTAAATAAACTTCCTAGTCCCACGCCAGCAGTAATCCATCCTTGTTTGGATACATTAGTACTCCACCTGGTATATGAAAGTTGCACTGTCAATTGTACTAAACCATCTAGTTCATTACTTAGTTCAATCGCGTTTATTGATGTCGGAAACGCCTCAATGAGTTTTACTCCATGAACCGTATTTCCTCCTAGACCAAGGTTTAACTTGACTGGTCCTAAGCCAACTGTTTTTCCTAAAATAGGTTTTCTTAACTGATGAATCTCTACTGTTGCAGCATATGAGTTTTTATATTTTGCTTCATATGAATTTTGATTTAATGTGAATTCATGCCAGTTATTAAAATACTTTACAACTCCGTAATCGTTAAGAGCATAAAATGTCATAGACACGTCAGGATTGGCATAACCATATGCCATCTTTTCATTCAACATGCCGATCTGTCGGTCATGTGTTAATATTTGTTTTCCTGGTATTTCAGCACTTGCACATAACAGGTTCATACTGTTACCTCCAAGTAATCCACCGAAAAATCCACCTGTTGATCCAGGCAAGACAACAAGAAATTGGTTACTACGAGCAAAACCAAGTTTAGTTGATACTAAGGATTTGAGTTCGTCTATTGATGCCATTAAATCATCCGCCTAGATTGCTTGTAAACTTCTGCTGCACTTGCTTTCTCGAAGTTCTGTGTTGGTAAGAACGTCGCTATCTCCCATTCAGTAGCACTTACTCTCGCCATACGACTACGTACATGTGCTGTTAAATAGTGTTTATAGCAAGGCTTAAAGTATTTCATACTCGCAGTTCTTTTTAACATGTTATAAGAAATATCAAACCTTGTTTTCTCATCATAAGCCTTATTATTTGTAATCTCTAATAGCGCATCTAAGAACTTAGCTCTTAATATTGGTGGTAAGTAATGAAGGTTGAGACCATAAAACCCCTTCGGAGCTGGTCCAACAATGATTACTAATGGAAACCTATCATAATATGGTAGTGTATCTTTTGTCTTTGGATCGTAAAAGAACATGTTCATCGAACCGATCAATGGGTTCTGACGATTCACTAGGTTAACATTTTCTCCATGCATTAGATCACGACGATTGATACGTCTGAGATCTTGAGCCTTTCGTCGAAACCAATCCCTCGATTGTCGTGTACGTGGATTGATACCAGCTTTAAAGGCATCATATGCTAGCTTTTGAAATAGATTTGCCATACGGGTATTTATATCATTTTTTACGTTTTTTAGGGAATGGTGCAAGAGGTTTAAGCGGCTTTAGCTTTTTCATTATCTTCATTTTCTCGAGAGTCTTCTCAGTCCAAATCTCAAATGTCCAACCACGATCTCTTGCAAAGGCTTCGGCGGCTTCCCACTTACATATGTTTTTTGTATAAGTTAGGGCTTCGTTGATATATCTTTTTGATTTATCAGGCCGTTTGGGAGGTCGAGTCTCCTTATCTGGTTTGATCTCAACTAGAACTGTTTTGCCATTTGTATAAGTTATTTTTACATCTACAAAATAACGATGATATTTCTTATCTACTTCCCATAAATAAGGCACAACCACTTCTTCAGATGACCATGATTTTATGTCACTGTTACCATCGCACCACATGAAGACGAGTTTTTCCCAATGAGAACGATAGACTATCTTATTTGGATCACCAGCGTACTTCTTAATATTCTTTGGTTTGTACTTTCCTGAATATGCCATTTTTTGTTATAAATAGGTTTTAAGATTTAGACTTATTTATAAGGAAAATGAGATGCCACCTAGACCACCTTCGATACCGGTGTCAAAAGCAGTTAATACTACTGCGGCAGCCAAAGATGGATCAACAGCAAATACTACGACTTATAATAATAAGACGTCGCAGATTGCTGAAGGTCGTAAGAGCAATGCAACCAGTTTGGTTTATCCTCTAGAAAATCAAGAAAACTATCAAGCATCAATCATGTTTGAGGTGCATAGCATAAACCCCTATGACATTGATCCTAATATGATTTCTGATAAACTACAAAACTCATATATTAAAGATTGGTTTGGTTCTACAAGCACAACATCGTCTCTCGGTGGTAAAAAAGAAGCAGAGAAAAAAACAACTATATCTGGAGATAAACCACCTGCAGAAAAAGCAACATCTGGTGGCACAGAAGCTGAGATTACAAAGCTTAAAGCGCAGTCACAAGCCGATGAAGATATTGCTAGCGGTTCAAAAACTAATCGTGATTTAGGACTTACGACTAAGACAATGAATCGTAGAGCTAAACTATATTTCCCTGTTGGAGTCACGATGCAAGATCAGGCTCGTTATGGTGAAGCAAACCTTGGAGCAGGTGGTGCATCTACTCTCGCTGGTCTTCGTCGCGGCAATAGTTTAATGAGTTCAATGGCTCAAGGTACTACCGAAGGATTAGCAAATATCTTTCAGCTAGCAGCTGGTGCACTTGGAAAAGAAGCTGCTCAACTTGCTGCAGCCAGAGTATTACAAAAATATCCAGGTGGAGTTGGTCAAGCATTAAGTGTTGGATTACAAGTAAAGATTAATCCTAATAGTCGTACTATGTTCGAAGGTGTAGCACTCAGACAATTCACGTTTGCGTTTAAGTTTTTACCTAAATCATCGCGTGAAGCAGAAGAGATACGGCAGA